CATACTTTTACAGTGCTTAACAGGGCTCATAAGGTTTAACCATTTATATTATCTTTCTTTTCTCCTTTCAAAGGATTTTAGGTTAGCCTTATGGGCTCTGTTAAGTGCTGTAGAAGTATTAATGAACTCAGTAAATACCAAGCAAAACATGACAATAATTCAGCAAATATTAAACGAGAGGAGGCAGTAAGGATGAAGAAAGCTAAGACTGTAACCTCTTCAGAATCTTCGAGAAAAATGAGACCGGCTTTATCTCCAGAAGCCAGAGAGAATCAGTTAGTGTCCTTGGCTGTGGATCTTGCTGAAAAACAGTTGCGAGACGGCACTGCTTCTTCTCAGGTCATCACTCATTATTTAAAGCTTGGTTCAACTAAAGAGAAGATCGAAAAAGAAATTCTCGAAAAACAAAAAGAGTTGATTGAAGCAAAAACACAATCGTTACAGTCGGCGCAAAGAATTGAAGAACTTTATAAGAATGCTCTTGATGCTATGAGAAATTATAGTGGGCAAGGTGATCCGGATGACTATTAAGACATATTCAGAATTAATTAAACTTCCTACTTTTGAAGAGCGTTATCGATATTTAAAGTTAAACGGAAAAGTAGGAGAAGCAACTTTTGGTTTTCAAAGATGGGTGAATCAGGAATTTTATCATTCAGATGATTGGTTAAGATTTAGGGATAAGATAATCGTTCGAGATAATGGATGTGATTTGGCTGTAGAAGGTTTTAATATTTATGGACCAATTATTATTCATCATATTAATCCGATTACTTACGATGATTTAATAAATCGAAGTCCGGTCGTCTTTGACCCAGAGAATGTAATTTCAACAAAGCTTTCAACACATAATGCAATCCATTATGGCGACGAAAGTCTATTGATTCTAGCACCGATAGAACGAACTAAAAATGATACATGTCCATGGAGACATAAATAAAAAGGAGGAAAGCAAAAAATGTATCAAGATAATCTTCTTAAAAATGACTATCGAATCGAGGAACACGAAGAGTCTCAAAACTCTGAAGATGTAAAAATGGGTTTTGTTACAAATTGTAAAAAGCTAAATATTCGAGAGGAACCAAGAACTGATGCTACTATTGTTTGTGAAGTTGATTATCAAACGGAACTCATGATTGACGAAAACGAATCGACAGAAGAATTCTATAAAGTTTTTACGGCTGCCGGAATTGAAGGATTCTGCATGAAAAAATTTATTACAATCCAGAAGTAAAGGAGAAACGCTATGGAGAGTATACTAACATCAATTAAAAAAATGCTTGGAATTGTGGAAGAGTATACACACTTCGATGCGGACCTTATTATGCACATCAATTCTGTATTTGCAATTCTAACCCAGATTGGTGTTGGTCCCTCTGAAGGTTTCTCGATCGAAGATGATACCGATGTATGGACTGACTTTATCCAGGATAATAAAAGGTTGGAAAGTGTAAAGTCTTATACATACATGAAGGTTAAATTGTTATTCGATCCTCCTCTTAGCTCTTCCGTAATCGAATCTATGAACCGAATTATTTCAGAGCTTGAATGGAGAATTCAAGTTGCGGCGGATCCTGTAAAAACAATCGAAGAGGAGGAAATGTAAAATGGGTAATGATTATTTAGCTCACTATGGTGTTCTCGGAATGAAATGGGGTGTTCGAAGAACTCCTGAACAGCTCGCGAGAGCTAGAAGACGTTCTATGACCGATGAGTCGCATGAAGATTACAAGAAGGCCCACACACGAAAGAGTGTTAAATCTATGAGTGACGCCGAGCTTCGTAATCGACTAAATCGTCTTCAGATGGAACGACAGTATTCTCAATTATCCGAAAGCAGCGTTAATAAAGGTAAAGAGTATGCGAAAAAAGTTTTTAAAGCTGGTACTACCGTAGCGGCTGTTACTAGTACTGCTCTTACTATTTATAATAACGTTGATAAAATCAAGGCCATTCTTGAAAAAAAAGGATAAGGAGAATCAATTATGGCATTATCAAACACTGCCGTTCCAAAGTATTACGGCATGTTTAGAGATGCCGTAATTCGAGGAGAAATTCCAGTATGTAAAGAAGTTTCAATGGAGATGAACCGTATAGATGATCTCATAGCGAATCCTGGCATATATTATGATGATCAAGCAGTTGAAGGTTGGATTAATTATTGCGAGTGCGAATTAACCTTAACCGATGGCGGAGACTTACACTTGTTAGATAGTTTTAAGTTATGGGGCGAACAAGTTTTTGGTTGGTATTATTTCGTTGAAAGAAGCGTTTACGAACCAAATCCAGATGGACACGGTGGACGCTACGTAAAGAAGACCATTAAAAAACGCCTAATTAATAAACAATATCTTATCGTTGGAAGAGGAGCTGCTAAATCTCTGTACGATTCCTGTATCCAATCGTATTTCCAAAACGTCGATACTACGACAACTCATCAAATCACAACTGCCCCAACAATGAAGCAAGCTGAAGAAGTGATGTCCCCTATTCGTACAGCCATAACTCGATCAAGAGGTCCTCTGTTTAAATTTCTAACAGAAGGCTCATTACAAAATACCACTGGATCTAAAGCTAAACGAGTGAAGTTAGCCTCCACAAAGAAAGGTATTGAAAATTTTCTTACCGGTTCCTTGATAGAGATACGTCCGATGTCTGTTTCCAAACTTCAGGGATTAAGACCAAAAGTGGCCACTATTGATGAATGGCTTTCAGGAGATATACGAGAAGACGTTGTCGGTGCAATCGAGCAGGGTGCTTCTAAAGTTGATGATTATCTAATCATTGCGACTAGTTCAGAGGGTACGGTTCGTAACGGTAGTGGAGACACAATCAAAATGGAGTTGATGGACATTCTCAAAGGAGACTACATCAATCCACATGTTTCTATTTGGTGGTATAAACTTGATTCGATCGATGAAGTCTCTGATCCCGAAATGTGGCTAAAAGCTAATCCGAATTTAGGAAAGACCGTTAGCTATGAAACATATCAGCTGGATGTTGAACGAGCAGAAAAAGCTCCGGCAGCCAGAAACGATATTTTAGCAAAACGTTTTGGCATTCCCATGGAGGGTTATACTTACTACTTCACTTATGAAGAAACCCTTCCTCATAGAAAGAGGGATTTCTGGCAAATGCCTTGTGCGTTGGGCGCTGACCTCTCCCAAGGAGACGACTTTTGTGCATTTACATTTCTGTTTCCTTTATCTAATGGGTGCTTCGGTATCAAAACTCGAAACTATATAACTTCGCTAACACTAATGAAGCTCCCTGCTGCCATGAGAATCAAATACGATCATTTCATGAAAGAGGGAAGTTTAATTGTCCTTGAGGGAACTGTTTTAGACATGATGGAAGTTTATGAAGACTTGGATAATCACATAAACGAATGTGGATATGACGTTAGATGTTTTGGTTTCGACCCATATAACGCAAAGGAATTTGTAGAGCGTTGGGAATCTGAAAACGGTCCATTTGGTATTGTAAAGGTTATACAGGGTGCAAAAACAGAGTCCGTTCCTTTAGGTGAGCTTAAGAAGCTTTCTGAGGAGCGGATGCTTTTATTTGATGAGGAACTTATGTCTTTTGCTATGGGTAACTGTATAACTCTTGAAGATACGAACGGTAATAGGAAATTACTTAAAAGACGATATGAGCAGAAGATCGACGCTGTTGCTGCTATGATGGACGCTTATATCGCCTATAAATTAAATAAAGATGCTTTTGAGTAAAGGTGGTGATTAACATATGGATAATAGATTGACCCATTACGGTATTCTAGGAATGAAATGGGGTGTTCGAAGAACTCCGGCTCAACTTGGCCACCTGACTAAAAAAGATAACAAATGGATTAAGAAAAACGCCGCGAAAATTACGGAGAAGGCCCGTAAGAAATCTTCGAAAGAATTAATGAAATATGCCAACGAGTTAATGAAAGACCCAAATGCTGTTAATAAATCCGGTAAACTAAGTGCAGCCACCATTAATTCTTATAACAAAAAAATGGCTTCTCTAATGAACGAACAAGTTTCCAACTTAACATCACCATCTGGCAAAGTTGTGCGATTTGTAGCCAAACGAGGAGAAGTTGGAGTTTTCATGGCTCTTGCTGATCAAGGGTATAACATGAACCAACTAAAAAATGGGATCTATGAGTCAGGGAAAGTGGCATACAGAAAAACCGTAGTCGATAAGGTCTAAACAAAAAAGGGGGGGAGGGCGGTAATTCAAAATGGAGAATTCATTTACTTCCAGATTAAAACATGCATGGAATGCTTTTTTTAACAAAGACCCCACCGATTATTACAAAAATGTTGGAACTAGCTATACTTATCGTCCGGATAGACCGAGACTAACACGCGGAAATGAGCGTTCAATAGTAACTTCAGTATACAATCGGCTTGCTTTAGACGCTTCTTCAGTTAGCATTCAGCATGTAAGACTTGACGAAAACAATCGTTTCCTATCCGTCATCGATTCGGGGTTAAACAGCTGCCTCACCGTTGAAGCCAACCTTGATCAAACCGGAAGAGCCTTTATTCAGGATATAGTTATGTCAATGTTGGATGAAGGAAGTGTGGCTATTGTTCCAGTTGACACAACCTTTAATCCCGAAATTACTGGTTCTTATGATATTCTATCGATGCGAACCGGACAAATTTTGGAATGGTATCCAAGCCATGTGAAGGTTCGTGTTTATAATGAGAAAACGGGTCGTAAAGAGGATATTGTGGTACCGAAGAATACAGTTGGTATTGTAGAAAATCCTCTATACGCGGTTATTAACGAACCAAATTCAACTATGCAGCGACTTATTCGTAAACTTAACCTTTTGGATGTTGTAGACGAACAAAGCAGTTCTGGTAAGTTGGATTTGATTATTCAACTACCATATGTAATTAAAACAGAGGCAAGGCGTCAACAAGCCGAAAATCGGCGTAAAGATATAGAAAATCAATTGGCAGGTTCTAAATATGGCATCGCCTATACAGATGGTACCGAGCGTATTACCCAGTTGAATCGTTCAGTCGAAAATAATCTAATGAAACAGATTGAATATCTAACGAGTATGCTATACAGCCAGTTAGGAATCACTCAGAGTATATTAGATGGAACTGCTGACGATAAAACAATGCTCAATTATTACAACCGAACAATTGAACCTATTCTCTCGGCTATCGTTGATGAAATGAAACGAAAGTTTCTAACCAAAACCGCTCGGTCACAATTGCAGTCGATTTTATTCTTCAGAGATCCGTTCAAGCTTGTTCCAGTTAACGAAATTTCTGAAATTGCTGACAAGTTTACTCGAAACGAGATAATGACGTCGAACGAAATTAGACAGATCATTGGAATGAAGCCGTCG